TTTGCAATGGATATGTCTTATGGTAAAATACCTGAAGATAAACGTGAATTCGTTATCTCCACTGGTGAATATGGAGCATATCAGTTCCATAAAGACGCTGTAAACAAAGCTAATGCAATTACCTATCTTAATACTAATGTTAACATTAAAACTGAAGGTGGGAAACTTACTCTTGATGAGGGTCAATTCCTTAACTATGTTGGTGTTAATGGTATTAAATTTAAACTTACTATTGACTCTATGAAAGATGGTTATCCTAATACACTTAGGCATCCAGATGGAGGTTTAGCAAGTTCTTATGTATATGACATATTTGATGTTGGAACAACTGGTGGTATTTCAAATATTTCCAAAGTCTCTGTAAAAGATGAGGAAGAATTCTTTGGATATATTCCTGGTTTAAGAGATCCATTCTCTCCATACAATAATAGAACTGATCCACGTATGATGGCTACTTCAGTAGATGGCTACTCAGTATTCAAAGGTTTTATCGGAGGTGTAAAAATCACTAACGTTAAGAAAACCGCTCGTGCAATCCCTTCTATCCTTCGTTAATAATGACTAATAGGTCTGGGGGATTAGGGTTCTTACCCTCTTCTCCCCACCTATTATTTAAATTTTAAAATTCAAAGTAAAATAATATAGCAAAGTATTAATTTAATTTTAATAAAATGGCAATTAGCAAAGAAGAAGCATTTAAAAAGGGGTATTTACAAAACAAGAAGATTTATTTAAGACCAGTAGTTAGAGGGGGAAAAATGATTACATCCCCAGAACATATAGCTTACTTTCAAATAGAAGGAGCTAATAACTGGTTTCAATTACCAAAACATGAAGTAACTGGAGTATTAGTAAATCCATTTACTAATGAGGAAGAAAAAGAATTCTTTGAAAAAATATTAGATCTTGATCTAAATGTTAATAAAAGAAAAGATAATTTTTGGCATACATTTTTTGTCAAAGTAATTAAAAATTATGATCTCATGCATGATGGTTATGTATTTAATCTAGCAGATCCACTTGATAATTTGAGATATAGAGTTACTAAATTTCAACCTATAGTAGCACCTAGTTGGGAACTTAGAACAAGTAGAGGTGAATATAGGTTTGCATTAGTTGACGAAGGTTATGCTGAAGAAAAAGAACAGAATGATACTAATAAAACTATTGAGGCTTATACCTATTTTGGTGGCATTCAAAATTCTGTATCTGATATGAAAGACTTCATGGGAGTATACTATCTTGAGAAAAAAGAGATGAAGTTTGTCCCAGAAGATGCTGACAAAGACTGGCTTAAGAAAGAGATAAAAAAAGTTATTGAAACTGAATTAGATTTGGCATTACAAATTATTAATGATCCAAATTCTAAAATTAAAAACTTTATTCTAAAAGCTATTAGAGTTGGAGCAGTAGTAAAATCTGCTAGAAATAAATATGATCTTCCTGGTGAAGGAGTTTCATATACATATAATGAGTTGGTTGATTATTTAACAAAGGCTGAAGAAATAAAGGCAGATGTATACCTTAAGATTTTAGCCCAAATTAAAATGCATAAATAATGACATTTGCAGAAATGAGATCAGAGGTAGAACTTCTGTATGAGAGTATCAATAGTAGTGCAGCCCCTGGTTTCACAACTGCAGAATGGGGATTAATACTAACAGTCGCACAAAGAAAAGTTGTCTTGGATATTCTAGAAGAAGGGGTCAATAAAAATGCCTTTAACCAATTAGCTATAGAAAGACTACTTCAATCTGATAATTATACAGTTACTGCTACAGACAGTCATTTTAAAAATTCTGATGGTACTGCTGCACAAACAATAAATACTGGAACTAAAGTATTTGATTCTAAGTTCTTTTGGTTAGTAGATGAATATGGTAAGACCGCAAGTATAAATAATATACCACTTAAAAGAATTACCTTTGATTTCTATAGAATAAATATAGATAATCCTTTTAGAACACCAACAGTAGAAGATGGTTTCTGGTTACTACAGTATAATAACAAACCAGTATTTATAACTGATGGAACTGCACTTACAAATTATTATTTAATAGGTTGTCATCATCCAGATTTATATCCTATTGCTACTGGAACTGATTGTATTTTAGGTAAAGGAATACATTATAAGATAGTTGAAAAAGCTGTAGCATTGGCTAGAATGTCTGTTGAAAATGTAAATGGTTATCAATTAACTGTTGCAGAAAATGCAATGTAATTAACTTAATATAATATAAAAAATGTCTTTAGAAAAAATAACTAAAAATAATCACGCACTTCATCCACCTTTTTATCCTGTGTTTGATTACTGGTATAATGTATTAGTAGATTATATAAATACATATGAATCTGCAATAACTCTTGAACTTGGTTCAGATCCTTCATCTATAGGAAGAACATATAGTCCTATTATAAGTTCAAATTCTATTAATGCAAATATTGATGCTGTTGACGCTGCTATTGGTGCAGATCCGGTTCCTTATGTAAGGACAGTTGGAGCTATATCAGCTGCACAATCTGTAAATGATAATATAAATGACTTAGATAGTATTATAGGTCCAGATGTAGTTCCTGCTGCACGTACAATTGGTCCAATATCAATGGCAACTCATATAATGGCAAATCTTAGTTCTATAGATACTGGTATAGGAACAGATGCTCAAATGCCTGATTCTTCTATAAATGTAGACCATGATATAACTATATATCAAAATTTAAGATCCCTTGATACTTATAAATCAGTTAGAACTGTTAAATTTAAAGTAGGTAATGTTGGAGTAGCTAGTTGTGATTTTAATTTTACTGCATCTGTTGGTACTCATGAAGAACAATCTATTGACTTAGGGGCAATAATTCCTGCAAAAGCAAGATTACTTGATGTTATGGTAATTACAGATGCTGCATTTACAAATCTTGGAGCATTAGCTACAGATATTGGATTTACAACTGGAGCAGGAGACTTGATTGCTGTTGGAGATAATACTGCCCTAGATCATGTTATGGCAACACCAAATGCTGGAGCATTTATATCTTTACCAATAACTACTGCTCAACATGTATGGGTAAATACAGATCCTACAAATAATTGGGATAGTGCAAATCCAGTAGGAAGAATGTCAGTGTATGTTACTTTTATAGATGTAACTAATATTTAATTTAATATAAAATAAAATGGCTTTAGATCGTATAACAAAATTAAACTTCGTACCATCGGGTCCCAAATTTAGGGTGTATGACTACTGGTACAATATTCTGGTTGATAAGATAAATGCACTAACTTCTGTTACAGAAGCATCTACTAAAATCCTTACCGCTGTAGATAGTGGTAAAACATTTTGGATTGATGATGGAACTGCTGCCTCAACATTTACACTTCCAACACCTGAAGTTGGATTAAAGTATAAATTTATTTGGACAGCAAATTGTAATAATGCTTTTGTATTAAAAACTGCAGATACTACAGATACTACTGGAGATATGCTTAGAGGTGGATTGCTTATTTGTTCTGCTGCTGCAGTTAATACTTTCCTAGAAGCTGCTAGTGATACAAATACCTTAACTATTGATGATAACGCAGCTGATAAAGCTGGTGGAATTGGGAGTTGGGTAGAAGTTATTTGTACAGAAGACCCAATTTGGTTTGTTACTGGTGTACTTAATAGTACTTCAGATAATGATTCAGCTGGGGCACAATTCTCAGATACAGATTAATTATAATATAATATAAATTGTTTAACTTAATAAATAAAAAACATGTTTGAAGATTCGAGAACAAAAGTAATGGTTTGTAATGTGACTAATGCGAATGCTGCTAGTTTTGCCGTATTACAGGCACTGGCTGGAAGTGCTGCTGCTTTCTATTATGAACCACAAACCTTTACAGAAACTGCATTATCAACCAATGCAACTCTGTATCATAGAATTGCTTTTAGAAATACAAAGGGAGTACTTTCCTTTACAAAACCTTTCAGATCTGCTGATGTAAAAAATGGTGGATATGCTGCTTATAGTGCAAGGGTAGAACAAGTATCTTATTTAGGATATAATGGAACTTCTGGTTCTATGGATGCTGCAAATTCTACTTATTATGGTCTTCAGGTTGTTCTTAATCATACTTTTGGTATGCTTAATAATAGTCCTCTGATAGTTACTATTCCTTTTAAAACAGATTCTAGTGCAACTCAAAGTGAACTAGCAGCTGGATTGGCTGTTGCTGCTAACAGTATATTTAAACGCCATAATTCCTGTATTAAAGTAGAACGTATTAACTCTGGCGCACAAGCTAATGCAATTGCTGCAGCTACTGTATCTGTAGTTAAAGGTGGAAAACAAATAGTCACATCTGATGATGAAACCGCTGTTCTTACAAATGGTACTATTGTTAGATTTGGTACTTCTGGTGCAGGAACTGCTCCTTGTTATGTTATAGCAAGTCAGGATGCTGGAGATGGAGCTGCTCGTATATATACTCTCGACCAAGAGTATCAAGGAGCTACTGATGCTACCTATGCTGCTGCTACTTTTGAAACTGTTACTGAAGGTAACTGGGGACTTAAATTTACTGGTGTTAGTGTTACTGATGCCAACTTTAATCCAATTACAGATGAACCTTTCGTAGTTGATTTTACTTTACAAGCTGGTGATTTTACAACTGCAACTGTAACTAATACTACAAAATCTTTTATTGGGACTGGTACATATCAACTAGTTGCTGCTCAGGAAGCTAGATCTCAATTTGAGAACAAAACTCGTGAAGTTAGTAGATATCCACAGACGTCGTATAATATTGATGCTGTTGC